AGATCTTCGCCAAAGCCAAGAACCCAAATCGACGTGTTGGTTGAACCTGCGCCACCGCCATTGATCACATTGTCAGACGACGGGACAGCGTTCGAACCACCGTCGGCAGCGCTGAGTGCATTATAACGCTCAACTAAGCCAGGAAATCGCTCTGGGTTTGCTGCTGTGCCGTAGATCAGCTGTTCAACGAACTGCTGATTAATACCCTCGAGAAATGGCTTGGACTCATTGAGCAGGGTCTTGGCACGGTCCCTTGAAAGCTGCAGAAGCTTGTCGTCAACCAGCGAATAAATCGAGAGCATGCCGCATGAGTCACTGATTTGCGCGGTTTGGCTTTTTGCCCGACCAACACCCGAATTGAGCTTACGCCACGTAGCTTCAGGAATGCCGGTACGCTGGGTACTGATATTGCGCATTCCGTCGTTACACTCGATGAAAGGCAGATCATCCAAGATCTGATTTTTCTGATTCAGGATTTCGGCAATCGCCTTGGCCTGCTTACCACCTTCTGTTCGGCTGGCCACATCGACCAGCGTCAGGCTTTCATTTCCTACACTCGGCATTTTAGAACCTCCTATTTATTGTTTGTTTTTCCCGAACAGAACCTGCGCAGGACTTTCGTTCTCGCTGCCACTGACATGAGAGCTCGAGCGATCGAGAACGTCGTCGCTTGAGGCCTTTCCTAAACGCACAAAAAACTTATGCAAGGCTGGGAAATTACCCAGGCCCGTTGCAATCAAAACATTTCCAAGCTCGCCGGTAGGATCGAATAGTTCCAGGCCACGCTTTGCGTGCTCGGAGTTCATTCGAATCGCGTCTCCACCGAACTCTTTGTCGTTCTTGATCTCTTCAAGCCAGCCATCGCGGCGAACTTGAAGTGCTGCGTGTTCGGCATGTTGATGACTAAGCACTGCTTGCGCGGCATCAGCTGAAAGTTTGTTCGCTTTAGCGTAGGCCTCAATTGCGGCAACGCTTTCTGGTTTCACGAGCGAACCATCAGGAAGCTTCAGATCGTATTTCTCAGGAGCCACCGCTGCGGGTTTTGGCTCGTCAGCTGGCTTGTCGCCTGGTTTTGGGTCAGCCTCTGGCTTTTTGTCTGCTTCGGTGCTTGGTGTAGGTTTAGGCGAATCGACAGCGGGCTTATCGCCCTCTGCTGGTTTTACTTCGGCTGACTTTGATTCTGCTACTGGTGCTGCATCCGCTTTGGTTTTTTCCTGCGCGGGTTCAGTGACAGCTGCTGCTACTCCTGACATTGCGTAACTCCTCTCGCTTCTTTCATCATGGTAAATAGTGACTCTTGGTTTGCGGCTTCGATCTCGGCCATCACGAAGTGACCGACGTCTTGACGTCCGGCATTCTTGTGGATCAAAGCGCTTTGATGCCAAATTGACGCGAACACTTGGGTGTGCTCGAGCAAACGCCACATGACTCTTCGGCCTTGCGGAGTATTTAAAACCGCCCGCATGTCGTTGAGCTCACTGTCGCGTGCGCTTTTGGCTGCCCGCAGCTGCTCTTCTGTTACTTTGGCCTGGTCTTTAAAAACGTCATGATTTCTGAATTGCTCGCTCATTGAGCCGCCCCGCCTTCAACCATCCGTGAAAGAGCGTTGTCCCCACTCAGATCAGCCTGAGACAGGTCCTTGGCCGCGCCCGCTGCGCGCTCGATCATTTCGCTTTTGGCTTGCGCCTGTTGAGCCTGGACTTCAGCGGCCGTGATCTCAGCCACTTCTTCGTCGGTGCGAACGATACCGGGGACCAGGCCCAGCTGATCGCCATAGACTTCAACAAACTTGTCGCTGTTCACTTTGCGCAGCACAGCAGGCACAGTCTGGGCTATATTACCGATGACGCCGATAAACCGATCCATGCTGCCAATGCCCTGGAGTTTCTGGGCCTGTGCCATAGGTGAGATGTAATCAACCTTGATTGGCATACCTTGAATTTCTTCTGGTGCCTCGGTCACCCAGCCTTGTAGTGACATGAAAGCAAAAGCGATCTCAATGATTGGGCTATTTTGATCGTCATTGATCTGCGAAACGACCGGACCCACTTGAGAGAACTGCTCATCTCTGGCTGCATTCACCTCTGCTGCGGTGGTGCCTGACCTGGTTTCATTTGCGAACTTTTCAAACAAATGCTTGTAGAACGCGCGATCAATACGTCGACGACAGAGCTCCTGAGTCGCATCGAGTTCGCTCAGGCTCAGGTTCACGTCATAGAGCGAACGAATTCCGCGAGGCGCCACGTTGTCGTCGACGTAAGTGGTTGACCCCGGAAGGTGCGACAAAGTCTGGCCTTTCATTGAGACCGGAATACCCATTGGTGGGGTTACCTTTTTCTCAATAGCCTGGAGCTTTCGCATCTCGCTGAACTGAAGCTGCTTGATGTCGCCCAGAGCTCTGATGCCAGGGCATGTGTTAGCGTAAACATCGTCGCCTCTGACCTGCCATCGAGGTGCGATGACGGGAAAGTAGCTGTAGCCTTTTTCCCGTAGGTAGATATCTTTTCCGTCCATATAATTGGATGACGAACCAGAGACCGTACCCTTTTCGTAATAGCAGGACGCATACCGTTTATATTTAGAGTGAAGCTTGCGAGGGTCGTAATCAATGTTTGGCGAAATGATGTGGCAGAGATCAATCCATGTTTCATAACGACCACGATCATAGGCATCCAAAACGACATGGCTAAAATTTCTTCGATCAAGCTTTCCGGTTCGTGGATCACGGACGCCGAAATTCTCAATGACCTGCCGAACAGTGCGACGATACTCTCGGGTGAAGACACCCACTCGTCCGCGTGCATCGTTTGCCAGGCGATAAGACCCGATCGGAAACGTCGTGCAATGAATCAGATTTTTTTCATCTTCTTCAACAATCATACATCCCGTGCCAAAGCCGATGACTGACTGATAGTTGATGGGAAGCGCGGTATATAGGTTTGAGCGCAAAAAGAAGCTCGCCATACGCTCAGCGTTGATGTGCAGCCACTCTTTTACCGGCCCGTAAGAAGACAGATCAGGATCAGGGAAGGTGAAATTGAACCATCGGCGTGCCGGGTTGGTCATCCCCATATGCATGCCGGCCGTGCAAACGTCGAGTGCCGCCGTCCCAGTGTCATCCAGAATGTTGAGATTTCGACGATCACCGCGGTTGGTATCGGTCACCTCAAACTGGCCGGAGCTTGGCAGAAGATTGTCGCTAATATCGCGAAACAGAGGGTCCCATGAAGCGAATTCAAGGTCGAGCTGCTTACGCATGTACTCGTTACGCTGACGTTTGGTTTCGCCATTGAAGAACGATTCCATCAGGCGCACCCCATTCCGGAGCCTGGGCCATTGAAGAAAGCCGAAAGCAGAACGGCGCCTGCGATCAGAGCGAATGCATGTGCTGGTGTGAAATCAAGCATGTTCACATCCCAAGTAAAGTTTTCCCGGCCGGCGGCGTTGGCACTTGTCCACCTAGTGCTGCGCCACCTGCTGGAGCTGATCCGCCGCCAAAAAGAACATTGGCCTGTCTTTGTTTTGTTCTTTGGGCCAGGCGAACCGCATCGCCCTCGGCCTTGGCGCGCTCCCCCAATTGCCTGTCTTTGGCTTCATTGATGAGTTTGTCTTGCGCACCTTTTTGTTCGCTCGCCTCGTCGCGGGCTATTTTGCCATCATCGGCAGATTTCTTAACTTGGTAAGCGCTGGTTCCAGCTGCCAGAGCTAAGCCCGTGATTAAAGCAATGGTCGAAGCCGCCGCCATTATGAAGCCTCCCAAAGGTAGCTGTACTCGAAGAGTTTGAATCCAAGCTTGGTCAAGCATCGGTCATTTACTGGGCTCTTGGCCTCAAGCGAAAATGCGATGAGCCTTCGGTTGGCTTTGCCCCACTCGACAAACTCTTTAAGTAAAAGAAGGCCCGCGCGCGAGCCGCGATGACATTCAGGCACCCACCAAAACTGCTCAGCTAGTAGCGGCTCTTTGTTGTAGGGATGTTCGCCGACAGTACCGGCAATAAAACCCAAAAGACCGCGCTCTCCGCACTCAGCGACCAACACGAGATGGTCACTGACGAGAGTTGAAATGAAAATGTTCGCGTACTCGCGATCAGCAAAGAGCGGCCTTTTTGCACCGAAGAAATCTGAGAACGCGCGAAGCTGCTCTAGCAGCCAGTCTACGTCAGTGTCTTT